CACCAGGACCAAAAGCATTTTCGTCATAAGTAAATTGATTATAGGGTTCAACCGCATCTACAGATCCCATGTCTGCACCTCCACCCATCATTGCGTACTGTGGTAAAATATTATCGTTTCCTCCACCGTCAAAAGGTTTAGGTCCAAATTGTTTCATGTATTCACCATCGTAATTAATTATATCTAATGCATCTATGCCGTATAAATTTTTTCCATAATCCCCTGAACCAAGTATAGTTGGATCACCATATCTATTATCAATAGGATCTATTCCTAAATCTAATTCTTTAATCATGTCTGCTCTTAACTGAGGATCTTCAATACTATTAATGTAAGCTTGTCTTTTTTTAATTAAATCTCTTTGCCCAATTTTAGTTTTAGGAGTACCAAACATACCTTGTAAAATTTTAGTATATGAACCACCAGGCATCCATGCGGGTAGTGTTTGTTTTTTTCTATTTTGAAATTTAACTCTTTCAGCTTGTCTCCTAAAATCATCACCACTTGCATTACTTGCATTTTGATTTGCTATTTGTTTTGGAGTAAATCCTTGATTTGCTATTTGAAAATTACCAGTTTTTCCTGGTCTATCTTCTCTACCTATAGGTTGTCTACCTTCTCTTGCTGCAGCTGGTGCATCAAAAGATTTTGTAGAGGCATCCATGCCTCCACCTCTAAAATTTTTACGATTAATTGCTGTTAGTCCAGCCATGACTACCTGCCTCTGTTGTATAGACCCATCAGTCCGCCGTTGGCTCTCATCTGAACTTGTTCTCTCATATCAACATCAGCGATACCACCGCCAGGCATTGACTCAGCCATGTTAACATTCTCAGACATCATTTCAGATCCTAGTCCAGCTCCTCCGCCTTGGTCTGCTTGCATCTGTTGTATAATTTGTTTCCATATACCACTTGCAAAGAAAGCATCAAAGCTACCAAATTGTTGTTTTTGTGCTGGTTCCATTTGTTCCCAGATTTGAGCTGCTACTTGTTTGCCTTCTTCGTCTTGAGGTTGACCCATTCCAATATCACCTTGATTGTATTTGATATCAGGTGCGCCGGCTTCTATATTTTCTGTAAATTGTTCTTCAAACATAATTTTTCTCCTAAGTTTATTACTTTACTTTGTTTTTGAAAATAAATCAAGAGGTGGCATGATTACTTTCACGTCTCTCCTGATGTCTTCTTCTGGTATATTAGCTGCTTTTAAAGCTTCTTCATTGGCATAGACTACACCTGTCTTGTTATTAGATAGTGTTGTTATGATTTCTTTTGGGGTTAGTATTTGCATTATGTTGTTATCTCCTTTTTAATGTTTAGATAGCTGACACCAAAAGTAAAGGCATCTGCACTACCTGCTTTAATGGTAAGGGTTGTACCCCCTACTACTATTAGTGGTTGGGTTAATAATTCTACTGTTTTATTTGCTGTCAGTTGTGCTGGTTTAATAGTTACAATAGCATTATTTGTAACCGTTGGAGTAGGTGTACCTGCTGATGTAACCAAAATAGATTTGATAACATACGTCTCACTGACTAAAGGAAACCCTGCACCAAAAGGATTTTTTTCGGTGTTATCTGTGTTCGCATTTAGTCCTACAAAACTGTATTGATTTACGACTGCCATTAATTTAAAAAGAAACTTCTAGCTTCTATCTCCTGTTTTAATTCTTCTTGAAACGTTGTATTTAATTTCTCTAACACAGCATCCAAATCTCTAACTAAAGATTGTGCAGTAGCTGGTTCGTATTCGTCACTGGCTCTAGTTAATGTTTGTACTATCTTTGCCATTAACGTCTGCCTCCTGATTGTATATCTAACCTAAAAGTTCCTAATTTCCAACTAGTATCTAAAGCGGTATTAGATATAGTTAAAGCGATTGCTCTGGCTCTAGCTCTAGTGTCAACTTTTGTAGTACTACTTGTTATAGTAAATGGACCTAAAGGTGAACTTGCTGCAGCGTCATTAGGAAAATCTCTAACATCTAATTGAACAATAGCATTTCCTGTTTGAGAAATAAAGTCAGGTATAATTCTACTTACTCTCATTATACTTTCACCATCTCCTCTAAGGTCAGCCATATTAGTTGCTGCCCCTTTAACTACTTTTTGAGTAATGTCATAATCACCTGAAGTAATATTAGCTGGCACTGCATAACTTGTGCCTCCTTTAATATAATTAATTCCTGTTTCGTGTTCATAATAAATAGTAGTACCATCCGTATTGCCAACCGTAGAACAGGTATCGGTATCAGAATCATATTGAGTTGCATGAGGTAAACCAAAGACAGCTGAATCTTCCCAAGTTGTTCTTGGGTAAAGTGCATTAGCATTGGTAAACCAAATAGGTCTTTTAGATGTGGAATCTAAATAACTATAAGTAACCGCTCTGTCCACTATATTTGAACCTGAAGTACAATAGAACCAAGTGATCTCTCCAAACAAGTTATTAATTCCTGCATATATTAATTCATTAGAAGTAGTATTTAAATCATCAAAAACATAATCTTCAACCAAGCAATCCATTGATTCTAATCTACCGGTGTATCTAAAGAAACCATTATCAGACATCCAGTAAGCAGTACCATCAACCTCAACGGCTCCATTCTTACCAATTAATCCACAGTTACTTCCAACTTGTTCGTAAGCAAAAGTAAAAGGTTGACCTACAAATCTCATCGTAAATAAAGAAGTATCCGTCCAAATGTAAATTGCATTTCTTCCAAGCTTAGCACCAATGATCCGTGATCCGGCGGCCAGCCTCTGTGTACCAGCACTATTGATTGCTGTCGGTGCATAGTCATTAATATTTTCTTGAGAAGAGAATCTGATAAACATATCGTCTTGAGTAGTTGTGTCACCAATCGTAGTCTCTGTTCCAAAAAATACTAAGTGTCTGTCCGGTGTTGATACTAACATATCCCGTGAAGCTGTAGGTGCACCTGCAATAATTGTTGCACGTGTTGCTGTTGCATTTGTTGCGTTTGAATCCCATTCGAAACAAGGACCATTAACAATTAAAGCAACTAAAGTTTGGCCTAGATTGTCCAAGGACCATTGACCGGGGTCTGCGACTGAGTCTGTACTCGTTGAAGCTTCTCCCCAACCTACATAATCGGTTCCATTAGTAACTGCAGTTCCACTAGAATAAGTAGCAGGAGACGTTCCTCTTTGTGCTCTGACTACTCCGGTTAATTCTGTTCCTGTAATCCCAGTGTATTTTATAAATTCTGTTCCAACTAAAATATAAGATGTTCCTGAAGTTGGAAAATCAAGTACACTAGTTAAAGTAATTCCTGTTGTTTGTCCTGTGCTAGTAATCGCTGCACTTAAAGTAGTTGTCTTGGCACCAATAGGTGTTCCACCAAAAGTAGAAATACCATAACCATAAACTCCTACTTGTTGAGCAGGTCCTACGGGGTAATAAAATTTAACTGACAAGTCTCCATCGGTCGCAGAAGCACTAGCATTAGATCCCATAGTAATAGTAACTGAAGTAGCATCTACTATTGAAGTGATCATAAATGTTTTATCATCAAAATCAGCTGCATTGTAACCTGAACTTGTTGGGGGTGTAACATTTTCAAGAAATAAAATATCTCCAGCTGTCATGCCGGCAGTGGATGATAAAGTAATAGTAAGAATAGGGGAACCTGAAGTACAAGCTAATTTATCTGTTAGTGCTCCAAAGTCAGTTTTGATAGGATGGATGTCATAATAAACTCCACCGGTATAAACATATAAAATTCTGTTAGTTCCTAAAACAGCATACTTGATCGATGTTTTATTAACCATGTGATGTAAGGCTCTTGTTGGACCACATAAACTAGTAGAGCCTAATTGAGCCCAGCCACCTATCTTCTCTGGTGTACCATATCTAAAACGTACATTCTCCCCGCCAGTCCATTGAGACTCGGCTCCGGTAGATGTAACTTGTTTGTTGAATCCTGGTAAAAATCCTAATTTTTGTAGCATATAAAAACCTGTTTATTAGGTAGTATATCAGATTG